AAATACGGGTTTCGTGGGGCTAAACTTCCCCATTGCACCACGTTTTTGTCGTCTACCCCATCTCCATCCGCATCGCCCACTTTTGGCAGGTCTGGCAGGAAGTCTCCACTGGCTACTTTGTTGAGCCATTCCAGCGCATCGCCATACCTTTCTTTGCGCAGCTCCGGCACCTGCCCCGGGTTGATACGGCTGTGCAGGTGGTAGAGCACCATATCTATATAGTACATGATGATCTCGCTGTTGCGGCTGGCACCTTTTGCGCTGAAGATGCTGTCTACGGCATAGCGCACACCCAGGCGGCTGCGCATCTGTGCCTCGGCCTTGGCCTCGCACGTCTGGCGGATGGTCAGGGTGTTCTCTGTAATGACCGAAAGCTGTGTGGCTTTGATCTGGTCGAGGTAGTCGGAGTCGGTTAGGAAAGGCATATAATTAAGATTTGAGATTTGAGATTTGAGATTTGAGATTTGAGAACAGTCAAATAGAGCTGCTTCACTTCCTTGGTTAGTTCACAGTCTTTGCCCGACAGAGCTAATCGTGTAACCAGGTACCGTCTTACCAGAGTGATCGGTCTCATATCTTGTGTCTCAATACTCATATCTAGTTAATACATGTTTTTACTACGGGCTCGTTTGCCAAAGCTTTGCGGTGCGCTCATCTGCACTTTGTCCATCATTTTAAATAGTGCGCCTTCCAGTGCATCGGGCCCATCTTTCTTTATGCCGGTGTTGCCTGGTTGAAAGAGCATGATCTGCTGCTTTAGCATAATCATGTGGTGGTTGTCTTTCTCGGCCTCGTTAAAATAGATCTGTCCGCGCTCGAAGTATCCGGCCATCGCACCTATGCGCATGTCCTTGTCGGGCTTCTGGCGCTTGTCGCCCTGCACACCTATGGGCCAACCCTTGCGCTTGGCGGCTTCGGCAAAGTCTTTATATAATAAGTCCTGGAGAAATACTTCTTCCATCCAAAACTCACACATCATGTTTTTGCCTTTCACAAACTTCTCCAGTTCATAATGCCACTCTACCATGTCTTCTACAGTGGCACGGTCGCAATAGACTTTTAAGATGTGGAACTCGCCATCTTTCAAGCCTAATAGTACAAGAGCCTTGTGGTCGGCATTCTTTTTTGATTTGAAGGATGGATCGAGGTAAGCGATCAGGGCCGTGTAGCCGCTGGTCATCTTCTTATCTTGCAGCCACTCGGCTTTAAATACTTTGCCCTCACTTATTGGGTTGTTAAAGTATTCTTTCTGCGCTGCCAGTGTTCCGATCTTGTTGATCATCCACATGCAATCATCTAAGCTGTGGCGACTCTTCCAGCGTGGCTGACCGCGATCATCTAATAGATTGATCTTAGCTGTATAGTCGGCAATCTCCAACACACGCGTCATTAAACTTTTGGGCGCAATGATGTTGTTGAGTGCAGCAATGAAAGCGTTCTGGCTTACATCAAGTGTTGGCAGCAAAGCATCCATCATCCACCGCCAGCTCTTGTCTAGGCGAATGTCATTGAGGCATTCTTCGTCATCATCAAAGTCATCCCAGATTTGTATGTCCGGCCTGATCTCTTCATTCTTGGCACCGCGTGGGCTTTGGCCTTTGCCTAGCGGAAACCAACTGATGCCTTGTGTGGTGATAAACATATCATCGCCCCACGTGGCCACGGTTTTAAACACCCCGAAATCATTCTTTAAACGCTCGTTGTATTCAAACTGTAAGCGGATGGCGCGCAAGCTCTTGACAGCCTGGTCAAACGTCTTGCTCATCCATATACCCGTGCTGTAGCCTTTCTCCATCTTGTGGATGAAGCGGCAGTTCATCCAGATGCTTATCATCTGAAAGAAAGTAGTCTTGCTCATGTTTCGGGCAATGGCCCAGGCAAGTATCATTTTCTTTTCCGGATGGTTGAGGATGGCCTTGGCAGCATCTTTATGGAAGTCGGCAAACTCGCTGCTTGCCCACTTAGGAAAATAGTATTTACAAAAGGCCAACGGATCGGCCAGTAGTTTATGAATGCGTTTGTTCTTGGCCGCAATGTCTTCGCCTGCCTCTGCGGGTGTGCTGCTCTTGATTTGTTTTACAAGAGCCTCAAAGTCTTTTTCTAATTTGGCGCGCTTGCTCATTTAGTTATCCAGCTCACGGGCTTTGGTTTGCAAAAACTCTTTGCTGTAGTCGGCCACCTGCTTGGCCAGTTTGTCGTTGGTGGTGTGCAGGTATTTCAAGAACTCGGTTTGCACATTAAAGAAGTCGGGCAGACTGGTACGGCTGCTGAGTGCGCGAATGTTGTTGGTGAGTTTGGTAATGGTGTCAGCCTCGGCAGCGGTGGGGTACTTCTTATCGCGCCCGTTTATTTCTTCGAGCAGCGTATTGATCTGCACCAGCATCATGCTCACGTTGCGCTCGCGCGTGATGCTGTTGGCGGCTTTGCTCTGCTTCCACTTGTAGCGCGCGCACCAGTCGCCCACGGTGTCTTTGCCCACGCCAATGCTCTCGGCTATCTCGCCCAGGCTCATAGCGGTGTTCATAAAGAGGTCGTAGCCCCGTTGCCTTACCTCTTCGCTTTGTCCTTTCTTCATTCGTGCCATGCCACAAAAGTGCGCAGAAGAAGGGCGCGCACGCCTGCGCATTAAAACCGTTGAAACAACAGTTGTATGTGCAACAATTATGGTTTTAACCGTTTTTTGAAACCAAAATTAGGTGCTTTAACACATGCACTTTTGCGCTTGCTAAAAGGAAAAGAAATGGCAAAGCCGATTGTAATTACAGATGACAGCGTGGTGAACTCCTACGGCTTCCGTGTGCTAACGGACGGAGGAGATTACAGCGACTATCTGAAGAATCCGGTAATGTTATATGACCACACCCGCAGGCGCGGTGAAAATGAGAAGGACATTATCCTGCCCATTGGCACTGCTACCGATTTGCAACGCATGGGTACTAAGCTAGTAGCCACTCCGGTGTTTGACATGGAAGATGAATTTGCGGCAGAGATCGCGCGCAAATATGAGAAGAACATCTTCAACATGGCCAGCATTGGCTTTGAAGCTATGGAGTGGAGCGAAGACCCTGCCTTGATGCTGCCCGGACAAATGCTGCCCACTGTAACTAAGTGGAAGCTGCGCGAGGTAAGCATCACCGACATTGGGGCCAACCCAAATTGTTGCAAGCTGAGCCACGCAGGTCATACGCTTACCCTAAACGATAAGACGGACGCCATTACTCTAACGAATTTTTTCAACTCTAACAAAACCCAACCAACCATGAAAAAAGTGATCGCTGCATTGAATGGCAGCAAGCTGGTCACCTTGAGCGAAGCCAGTAACGAAGAGTTAGTGGCCGAGGCAGTGATCACGCTGAGCAACCAACTCGGTGCCAAAGACCAATCTCTTGCCCTAAAAGATGCAGAGATCGTTCGGCTTACTACCGAACTAACCACTGCTAAGAATGCCTCTTTAGTAGAGAAGGCAACAGCCTTAGTAGAGGGTGCGCTATCGGCTAAGAAAATTACCGCTGCGCAAAAAGAAAACTTCGTGAAGCTAAGCAGCCAAAGCGAAGAAGGCTACACCACCGTGAAGGCCATGCTTGATAGCATGCAAGGCTATCAGTCTGTGATACCAGGCTTGAAAAGCGGTGTAGAAATACCTGCCAGCAAAGAGGATCAGGTGAAGATGTACGACCTGCATGCCAAAGAAGGCACGCTGAAAACACTAGGCGAAGATAACATCAAAGCCCTGTTCAAAACCAAGTACGGCAAAGAAATTCAAGACTCCACCCTAAAAGCGTTATGCGCAAAATAAGCCAATGGCACAATTAGATAAAGTAATGAACTGGCCTGATGGCCTTGCAGACGAGCAGAACTTAGTTGCTGCTGCTACTGTAAACGCTACGATCAGCAACATGCTGACGTACATTTATTTCACCGCTGCCCTCGCTGCCAACATGACGCTGAACTTCATTTTGGATGGCCAAGTGCGTGCAGGCGCAAGAGTGGTAGTACGCGTATTGAGCGATGCCACTGCCAGAACGGTAACACCCGGCACTGGTGCCAGCGGTGTGGCTGTGGCAGGAGTAA